TACGGCGAGAATTCTTTGTATCATGCGAGCTCCTTTCATTGTGTGTCGCAAAAATATTTAGAGCCTTGGAGATGAATTTTGTGTGAATTTTTTGTTACAGTTTATAATCCCGTTTCGCATCAAATTCGGCCTGCTCTTCATGGGTACCTAATTCATATCCCTTATCGGACATGAGGTCAGCGGCATTAATACAGAGGTTCAGCATCTCCACGATTCTTTGTGGCACTTCTTTATCTTCGGTCTGGTCTGGTAGATAAAACTCTATCAGGTTACCATGCTCATCCAATACAAAGGCGGTATGGTTTGCTTCTAATTCTATAATGGTCGGTTCTTTATTTGTTTGGGTCATATGGATACCACTCTGGCGTTTCATACCATTCTATCTTTTTGTTTGCTTTTTCATACATCCATACCAATTGGCAAAATTCCCATATCTCATCGGTTTCAAAGGTGGATAGCCAATCAGAGAATCTATTCCAATCTTCGGAGCGCATAAGTGGTACGGCCATTTCATCGGGGTATGGCGAATGATTGTGAGGATTAAAGAAATCTATGCGGCCACCAGAATATGATACGGTAATTTCATCATACTCTACAACATCACCTTTTTTCTTATCGGATATTGGAGAGTTTTGCTCCAGAATCTTTGTAACCTTTTGAGTAAATCCACGGTCACGATACCAATTAAGTGATATTGGTCCCATCCAATTGGTACTATATCTTACACGGTTCATTTTAAAAGTCCGATTCTAATAATGTTCTTTTCTGTATATTCCAATAATGCGATACGGCCTCTTTGGCAAAATCAAGTGCAATGTAGCGACCAAGTAACTCTTCGGTATTTCGCACAATTGCAACGGCCATGTAGATTTTGGTGTGGGCTATATTATGCACCTGACCTATAATTTGACCATTTTCGGTATTATAGTAATAGTGCGTATTATGCTCTGCGTCCTTCCAATCACATTTCACGGGTTTCTCCATTCACAAAAGGTATTGTATTTCTGTTTTGGGTGCTGCTGTGTATATTTCTTCCATGCGGCCTGACAATCGGGAGCTGTCATTTTTGGCCCTAGGTCATTGGTCACACCGTTTAATACCAATATCAGGACCCAAGCCTTGACCATTAGATACGGCGTTGGCAGGTATAGCCTTGGTCACCGATACGAAATGCGTTGAGGAATTTACAATCATTTATAATTTTACCTTCAACAACAAAAATACCAATGAGTATGCCAAGTATCAATGCAATTACAATGCCAAGTGATGCAGCCCACCAGCCTTTAAACTTCAAAATAAAATCTTTAATGCTAATTAAATCATTACTCATTTTCATACCCCGTAGGTGGTTTTAATATAATTGGAATTGGCGGTTTCTTTAATGCTTCTGCAGCCGCCTCTTCTAATGATTTCAATACACGAGCCTTTTTATTTCCTTGGTAGGACTTTGGATTCATCCAATCTGGTAATGGCTCTTCATCGGGTTCGCCCCAATAGTTTTTCATGGGTTTGCTCCTAGTATTTCTATGACATGGTGTAAATCTTTATAGCCTAGTATTTCATTTGACATACTGTATACCGATTGTCGTATTTTCTCAATATCTACTGACAACAACGGCACGGTATAGGTTCGTATAAAAAACAATGCTGCATCGCCAAGTGGTACGGTTACTTGTCTTTCGGCTCTATACCACATATTCTCTAGTTTCTCATCGGTCCATGGCTTTTTATTGCTTGGGTGCCGATTGAGGTCAGCAGAGTTCGTTACAGTCCATACAGAGCGTATAAACGGCCCTTTTTGTGTAATCATTGTAGCAATATGGTCGGCCGCTTTCATTATCATTTCATTGTCGGCCACCGGCTCATGTATCTCTGCAAATGTTTTATTGACCTTCTCGGTCGGATTCCAACCTGATGGAAAGCATACAGATGCCATTTGTAACGACAACCTGCCTTTTATATCAGGTGCAAATACAACAAAGTCCTCCTGATATTTAGCAATGGCCTCTTCTACTGTATTGCATTGTAGATAGGTCAATACTTTATCTCTTAGGTGTGGATTCCAATTGTTACCATAGGCCTGTGCCATGATTTTTTGTTTCTGCTCAATGTAAGCACCATAATCTTTGTCTTGGTATGTAATTGGCTCATTTTCACCAAGTGGTCGCATATTGGGCCTCATACGATAAGGCACATCAATTTCAAAGGGCATCATTTTTTTATATTGATATTAATAATTGCACGAGGTCCTGTTTTTGGTTGAAGTGCGGTGTGCCAATGCATACCGTCAAATATAACCATGCGACCTTTCTTTGGTTTTATACGAGTGAATTCTTTGAGGTCATTAAATGTAGGAATGTCATCTTTACTTTTCATCTTATTGTTGTAAATGACGGTCTCAGCATCATTGTCAACCACATAATAGAGCATAACCCAATGCGGTTCAAATAAATCAATGTGCGGTGTATCAATATCTTGGCCTGTGTAGGTTGAATCAAGTGGTAATTGTAGAAATGACCGTATTTGAATTACATCAACTTCTTTTTTCTTTAATGCCAATGCACCGTTTGTAATCAGAGGTTCAATGAGGTTTAGATATTGTGATTTTTCGGCGCCTCTTGCAAACCAATGTAGGAAACCAGGTCTTTGCTGATAATTGTTTTTGTCACCATACGAGGCATCAGGCGTATAATACCATGGAAAATTCAGGCTAAACAATTGCTTTGCTATATTGTTTGCAGCCCACGAATCAATCACATCATCAATTAAGTATATCATAATTAAAATAAATCTTTTTGTAATTGAACCCCATATGGAACACCAGACACACGAACCATATCCAAATCTACCTGAACCATGCTGTGTGCTGCTAGTAGTTGCTCAATGATTTCTTTTAGTTCTCTTTTATGTTTCTTTTCATGCTCAGATAATGGCCATTGGCGTATTTCTGCATCTAACCATGTGACCCATTGTTCAAGTGATTCTTTATTCTTCAGTATTGTATGATTGACACGGCGTAGGTCACGAAGCTCGCCAACATATCGTTCTATTTCATTGTTCATTGGAGTGTCCTTTGCTCAAGTTCTAGGTGCCTTTTGTTTGCAATTGAATGTAAAAGCTTATAAAAATCTTCTTCACTACTTACACTTTCATTCATACGAATTAAACGAGCTAAAACAATGCCTGCCAGATTGATTGGTATCATATCGGTCTCTTTGATTTTTTCAAAAAGAAAGTTGTCAATTTCATAACTAATTTTTACGAGCTCTTCATCTGTAACCATTTTTTATACAACCTTTCTTCGTTTCTAAAAGCTTCTTTTTCCCATGGTCGCTTGTGATAGGGCACCGAATCATGGTCTAATTTACGAGACAACCATTTTGTACCAAGCTCATCAATCTCACCGTAGGCATATTGCTTGACATGAGTAAATTCATGCGCCAAAGTTTTAATTGTTTGTTTCTCTGACATACCGTGTAGTAACTCTAATGTAAACTCTCTTGGTTTGCCTTTGCTATTATGCCCATCCACTTCTGTAAAGCCATAGACAGGCAAACGCTTCGTAAACTTTATATTTACTATTATATGCGATTTGAGTTGTTTTGTCAATAGTTCTGTGGCAAAAAACTCTATGGCTGAGGCCTGAGTTTTGTTATATTTGCCAATGACTATCATCGTCTTTGCTGAGGTTTAGGCTGGGGTAACTGAGGTAATGTTTTCCAATATTCAATCCACTTGTCTTGCTCGGCACTTCGCATGATTTCAGCATCAAGTAATCGCCGTGTTTCAGCGGCATTTTCATTTGTTTTGCTGAGATTTTGTTGTGTATCGTGCAGCTTCTTGTCAATACCAGTCATTCGTTGGTCCATGAGAACAATTCGCTCTTTGAAATACTGCACATCATTACCACGGGACCAGGTAATACCAAGAAGAACGGCACAGGTACAAAAGAGAATAACGGCAAGAATGGCAAACATTTCAGCCTTCTCACGGTCGGTAAAAGACAATAGTTCGGCAATGATATTTTTCATACAGCTATTATATCACAGGCAAATAACAAAAAGAGGCAAAGGTTAATTAACGGTGTAAGTTGTGTTACCACCAAAGAAATTATTGGTACTAAATGTGCTATCTCCAGTAAAAGTATGAATTATGTAACCTGGAGAAGTTGTTACTGTACCGCCAGTAGCTTGTTGGCCTCCAGAATCATTGTAACGAATGATTACGATGCCTGTACCCCCAGAAGCACCGGCAGCTGGATTATCTTGTCCTGTACCGCCTCCGCCTCCGCCGCCAGTATTTGTTGTTCCAGGTGTTCCTTGGCCACCAAAATGACCTCCTGTACCGCCGCCGCCACTGCCGCCTGGAGCACCAGGTGAAACTTGAGAACAACCGCCGCCACCACCTCCTGCATAAGTTGCTGGTGTACCAGATGGTGCTATTGTTGTGGTTACTCCATTTCCTCCAGTGCCTCCAGCAGCTGCTGGAGCAGGAGCTGCACTTCCTGGTGCTCCTGCACCGCCGCCGCCACCGCCGCCGCTGTTTCCAGCTCCAATTCCATTTCCACCATTATTTCCTTGTCCAGGAGTTCCAGGACCGCCAGATGGAGATACGCCAGGAGAAATTTCTCCAGCTCCGCCGCCACCTGAGCCACCACTTGATGCTGCGCTTAGGCTTTGGCCGCCTCGGCCACCACCAATAGATGTAACTAAAGCTGTTGTTGATGCAACATTAATAAAAGAATAAGAACCACTTACCGAAACAGGAGTTGGATTAGTACCTCCAGGTCCACTAGCACCAACAACAATAGAATATGAAGTTGATTTTGATAAAGAAAAATTAGATCCTTGACTGAATCCACCAGCACCTCCGCCGCCGCCATGATTAGCTCCGCCGCCGCCGCCGCCAGCAACTACAACATAATCAACAACAGTATTTGCTGGAATTGCAGCATTTAATCCTGTTGGAAATTTGTAGCCTGTTGGCCGTGATGAGCGTAAGCTATCTGAATTTGGAACATTAAGAAAACGAATCGGCATTATGATATCTCCACGCCAAAAGCTGAGATTGCCAAGCTACCATTATTTGTATTGGCTGCTACAACCGTACCAGCTGGCAATGTTAAAGGAAAATCTAGTATAACTGTATCTCCAGAAGGAGCAATAGAACCACGCATTACAAAGTGTCTTGGTAATGGTGAACTGGAATTGTCCGTAGAAGGAACAACAATAATACTATATGAAGCATTTGCATCACCGGTATTATCTACATGAATTGCGTTTACAACAGCTGCGGTGGATGCTGGTACCACATAGACATTTGTTTGTGTATTGGCAGTTGGATTAATCTGACCAAGAATTGTATGAATATTTGGCATTAGATTATCTCCACACCATAAGCATTGACAGAAACATTTGCATTTGTAGCATTTGCACCTGTAATGTTTGCTGAAAGAATTGAACCAACATTAAGTGAAATTCTTGGTTCTAGCACCAATGTTTCTGCGGCACCAAGAGCATAACTTGTTACAATAAAGTTTCTTGTTGCTACTGCTGAACCACTTAGGTTTGCAGCTACATTGACTGATACTGTATTTGCACTTTGATTGCATACAGTAATTGTGGTGACCATTGTATTTGTAGCTGCAGGTACCGTATAGATGGTAGTAAGAACATTTGCTGTTGGTTGCACTTGACCTAGAATTTTGTATGGAAGGCGACCAGCAGCTGAATCAGGAATAACGCCAACCGCAGAAGAAACGACCGAAAGTTGACCGTTGGAAATTGCAGCGCCAGGAGCTAACTTTGCAGCCGTGATTGTTGCGTCAGCTATATCGGACCCAACAATACTCCCTGCGGCTATCTCATTTCCTGTGACTTGTTGTAATGGCATTAAGTGATTCCTTGAGTATTATATTTATTGTGCTAGTTTATAGAGTATTGTGATCCAGTCCAGTTTGTATTGGTATTAAAATTACCATCTCCAGTAAAAGTGTGAATTATGTAACCTGGAGAAGTTGTTACTGTACCGCCGGTTGCTTTTTGGCCCTCACTATCGTTATAGCGAATAACTACAATGCCGCTTCCTCCAGAACCTCCAGTATAAACAGAAATTCCATTGCCGCCACCGCCACCGCCAGTATTTGTTCCGCCAGCACCGCCATTACCAGCGGGTCCAGGTCCATTTCGTGATCCACTTCCCGCTGTATTAAATGCCGAGTTGCCTCCAACTCCATGCCGGCCAACAGCTCCGCTGTTTGCAGGAAGAGTTCCTGGGCCATATTCAGCACCGCCGCCTCCTCCACCTAAACCACCATTTCCTGCAACTCCATTCGGGTTTAATGGACTATCATGCTGTCCACCGCCGCCACCGCCGCCAGCCCAATATAGTGATGTGCCTGTAATAGAAGATATTATTCCTATACCACCATTTCCTGAAGCTGGAGCAGGTCCAAAAACTCCAGCTACGCCAGCAGCTCCAGCTCCACCGCCGCCTCCTGGGCTATATCCACCCGAACCGTCATATTGTAGGCCGGCTCCTCCATTATTTCCTTGACCTGGAGTTCCAGTACCACCATTGACTGGAGCTGCAGGTCCAGGAAAAACTCCGCCGCCGCCACCAGATCCTCCAGCTGAACCATCAGCTGATCCTCTGGTTGGTGCGCTATAAGAACCTCCGCCGCCGCCACCTGAGCTAGAAGTTAACACAACTCCAACTGCGGTGTTTATAAAAGAAAAGCTACCGTTTGAACCTCTAATATCAACACCAGAAGTGCATCCTGGGCCTCCTGCTCCAATTTTTATACTTGAGCTTGAACTATTTGTAAATGTTAATGATCCAGTTGTAAATCCTCCGGCGCCGCCACCACCAGCACCGCCGCCGCCTCCGCCAGCAACTACGATATAATCTACTGTTGCATTTGATGCTAAACCAGACAGTCCAACAGGAAATTTATAGCCTGTTGGTCTTACTGTTTTTCCTTCGTTAGAACTTTGATTGACAAGAAATCTAATTGGCATTATGTTATCTCCACACCAAATGCTGAAATTGCTATACTTTGATTGCTATTCGCCGCAAGAACTGTTCCTGCTGGCAATGTCATAACAAAATCTAGTAATGCTTCATCGTCACCTGGTAAAGAAGCTCCTCTTATCACAAAGTGCTTTGGCAATGGCGAACTAGAGTTATCAGTAGAAGGAACAACAATGATACTGTATGAAGCATTTGTTGAACCTAAATTTGTTATGTTTATTGAATTTACAAAAGCTGCGGTAGATGCTGGTACAACATAAACATTTGTTTGTGCATTTGCCGAAGGATTTACCTGTCCTAAAATTTTTAAAGAATTTGGCATTAGATTATCTCCACACCAAAAGCATTAACCGTTACATTTGATGTATTTGCATTTGCTCCAATTATGTTAGCAGCAAGAATTGAAGAAGCATTCATTGTTATATTTGGTTCTAACAGAAGTGTATCCGCTCCGGTAAGATTAAACGACCTTACAAGATAATGTTGATTACTTAAAGCTTGTGTGTTTAATCTAGCAAAAAAATCAACGGATACCGTATTAGCAGATTGATTTGTAATGGCAATTGTTTTTACGACAGTTTGAGTTGAAGCAGGAACAACATATACATTTGTTGTCGTATTTCCAAATGTTGATCCTCCAACTTGAACTTGCCCTAAAATTTTATATGGAGTTATTGTTGCTGGCGAATCTGGAATTACAGCAAGACCAGCAGTGACAACGGATAATTGACCATTTGAGAGAGCAGTGCCAGGAGCTAACTTTGCAGCCGTGATTGTGCCATCTACAATATTGTTTGCGTTGATAGCCGTCAGGCCAAGTTTATCGCCTGTGATGGATTGGCTTCCAAATGAATCTACGACTGCGTTGGCAGCGATAACTCCCGCCGTTACTTTTGTTAAGGGCAATTTGAGCTCCTACGAATTATAAAATCTGATACTCTATTTATAATTCTACAACCTGCTCGGCGTCTAGGTCTTGTATGAAATTAATAAAAGAACAGGCGATATCCTCATCTGTAAAATGTCGGATTATCGCCTGCCCGGTGTATTGCGAAATAACAGTAATTAAAAAGTTATTCCCGTCAAAAATAGAAAACTTGATAATCCAGCCGTTTCTTGCAACTGGATGCCAAGATTTAGTTTTTTGCGCTATTTGTGTATAGCGATTTAACGGTGCCTGTTTTGATGAATTCTTTTGCATACTCCGAACCTTGGTTGACGGCCTCTGCAACCTTGGCCGTGTAGGTATAGAAGTATTTATCGGTTACATCATTGAAGAATTTGAGGGATTCTTTGGCAATGGTGTTGTTAAATTCAACGGTTTTGATAGCGAAATCTTTGGACTTCTCAACGGTATCCTGAATTTGCTCTGGTTTCATAGTCATTTTGGTATAGTCAAACATTTGATTCTCCTTGTTAAGCGAGTGGTTATTCCATGAACTTCTTACCTGTTTTTCTGTAATACTCGGCACGCTTTTCTTGCGCCTCAATTACAGAATCCCAAATAATTGTTAGGAAAGATTTAAGTTTAGTTAGCATATTCTGTGACCTCCTTAAGCATCACAGGAGTATGTAGTAACATTATATGACGCAACGCAACATAAATGAGGCAAATGTGCTAAATTTTTACCTGGTGAGTGAGGTAAAACGCCAAAAATCTTATAAGTATTGGTGCTGCCGTTGAATGATAAAGCTAAAGCTTAATTAGGTGGTCCTTCCTAATTCTACAACTCACCCAAGCATTCCAGTAATTATCAGACAGTAATGCGTGTCTGGTAAATATCTCCCAGGTTTCATAATAAGAACATTCACTCCGAGTATTACAGAGGTGTAATATCTCTCTGGTGTATTCACTTTCACCATTTTTCTTTACTTCTTCTTGTAATTCTTTGTTACTTCCCCAATAACTTTCCCAATCCGATTTAACTCGGCTTCGTTTCTTTTTACCTTTTACTTGTTTTGTTTTGGCTTTGGTGAAAAACTTTTTACCCACATATTTTTTACCAGTTTTTATGTGTGTAATGAGATAGACCATGCCGAAAGCATGGCCTATATTTTCTTCTTTGAACTCTGTGGTTGTATTATGAAAGTACCAAGTCACTCATCGTCCTCAACATTATCCATATCTTCTAGTATGTAGGCGCCGCAGAATGGACAATTTTGAGGGTCTGATTCGGTTTGCTCTTCATCGTATTTAAGTGTGAAATCAGAACCACACTCATCGCAAATATGATGTAATGTTGCCATTAGTTACACCATGATTGTTTTGCATCACCATAATATTCACGAGCAAAACCATTTTGAATTAGCATCGTGCGTAGTGATTGGCCGTTCAGAATGATATCACCAAGAACACGACCACCAAATTTATCCCAGCCATACAGAACCACTTGGCGTTTCTGTGCAGCCGCTACAACATTTTTTGTAAAGTCAGTAGCTGCACGGCCTCTTTGGTCCTCTTGTGGGCATTGAGCTCTGTGGCCTTTCTCTGGAGTATCAACACCAAAGATACGAACCGCCAATTCAGGTTTCAATGGTTGTGGTAGAAATGGTGCTGCAATTACAACCGTATCACCATCGTTTATTCTTACAATTTGTGCATCATATGTTACACCTTGTGGTGTTTTTTGTGCGTATGCGGCTGGCACTACAATGGCAATGACCAACGCAATAAAAATATAGAGTTTCATTTTTCTCCTTTACATACTAGGTTTTTGTCACATTTTTCCATTGTACCATCTTGCGTGTTCATACGAATGATGGTGCCTTCGCTATCAATGTTGAAAGTGTATTTAGCATTGTTTACTTGAGGCATAAAAACTTGATAGCCTAAAAAACAAGTCATAATTAAGGTAAGTGCAAACATTAGTGAAATTGTTCCGTTTCAGTAGAATTTTTCATCGCAGTCGTAGAAGAGTTCGCCTCAATTGTAGTTGTAACGGCATCAAAATATGAAGTTCCAACCTCTCGTTGATGTTTGACAGCGGTAAATCCTTCTTTTTGTAAATCAAACTCTTGTTCTTGTAATTCAACAAACGCCGACATATTTCGTTCACGATATCCAGAAGCAAGCCTAAACATTCCAGCATTAATAGAGTGGAAGCCAGCAAGAGTAACAAACTGAAATTTATAACCCATGGCACCCAATTCCTTTTGGAAATTTGCAATCGTTTCATCATCTAAATTTTTCTTCCAATTGAATGAAGGTGAGCAATTATATGACAACATCTTACCAGGAAACTCTTTGTGAATTGCTTCTGCAAATTTCTTTGCATACTCTAAATCAGGTTTCCCGGTTTCACACCATACTAAATCAGCGTAAGGTGCATAAGCCAGTCCTCTACTTATGGCTTGTTCCAGACCTGGTCTGGTACGATAAAATCCTTCAACCGTTCTCTCACCCGTTAAAAACGGTTTATCATTTTCATCTATATCTGAAGTAACCAAATCAGCAGCTTCGGCGTCTGTGCGAGCAACCACAAGAGTAGGCACACCGCAGATATCAGCAGCCAATCGTGCCGCATTGAGCTTATTAATTGCTTCTCTCGTTGGAACCAATACTTTTCCTCCGAGGTGGCCACACTTTTTGACCGATGCAAGTTGATCCTCAAAATGAACTCCTGCGGCGCCTGCACGAATCATTTGCTTCATTAATTCAAATGCATTAAGAACACCGCCAAATCCTGCCTCTGCATCAGCAACAATTGGCACAAAATAATCTACATCACCTACGCCTTCCATCCATTGGATTTGGTCAGCACGCCGAAATGTGTTGTTGATTTTCTCAACAACTTTTGGTACACTATAAGCAGGATACAAAGATTGGTCAGGATACATTTCACCTGCCATATTTGCATCGGCTGCCACCTGCCAACCAGACAAATAGATGGCCTTTAAACCAGCCTTTGCCTGTTGTAGTGCCTGCATACCAGTTAAGGCACCTAGCGCATTTACAAATGGTTCATTATGTAGGTCTGTCCATAATCTACTGGCACCACGAGCCGCCAATGTAAACTGCTCATCAACCGAACCATACAATCTTACAACATCTTCTGCTGTATAATTGCGTTTGATACCACGCCAACGAATACTTTCAGACCACTCTTTTTGTAATGCTTCTGCTAATTGTTTTTTGTCAATCATAGTAAAACTCCTCTGCTTTTACTATGTATGTTGCATTTGCACACAAAATTATGCGGCTTTACCCCATACATCGTCCCATGTTCCAGACAGAGCGCCTTTTGCGTAGTCCGTAACACGATTCTCAAAGAAATTACCATGTATTGGTGCGTTAATCATTTCTTCAACCCATGGCAAAGGATTCTTTTTAACTTTAAAAATACCTTTCATGCCCATAGAAATCAATCTACGGTCAGCTATGTAACGAATGTATTGCTTTACATCTTCTGGCGTAAGGTTTTCCATTTGACCCATTTCAAATGCTAAATCAATAAACTTATCTTCTAATTCAACCATTCGTGTTGCAATGGTATAGATTTGTGCTTTGAGTGTATCATTCCAAATTTCATTATTTTCATGGATATAAGTTTTAAACAACTTAATCATGGATTCGGTGTGCATGGTTTCATCAACAATAGACCATGTAACAATCTGGCCCATGCCTTTCATCTTACCATGGCGTGGGAAATTCAGTAACATAATAAATGAACTGAACAACTGCATACCTTCAGTAAATGCAGAGAATACAGCGATATGTGTGGCCGTGTTTTCTTTTGTTGTATTTTTACCAGAGATATCTAATACATAATCGTGTTTCTGCCTCATCGCATCGTATTCCATAAACTGATTATACATTGTCTCTGGTAAACCCAATGTTTCAATTAAATGTGAATAAGCAGCCACATGAAGTGCCTCTCTTGCAGCAAAGCCAAGAAGCATCATACGAACTTCTGGTTGTGGAAAATATGGCAAATAATTCTTTACATAACCACCAGCAACATCAATGTCACCTTGTGTGAAGAAACGGAAAATGTGTGTAAGAAATTGTTTTTCTTCTTTGTTTAATTTATTTTTCCAATCTTTTACATCCTCTAACATAGGAACTTCCGAGTGAAGCCAGTGGGCTTGCTCATGTTTCAACCATGCTTCATATGCCCATGGATATGAAAATGGTTTAAAGTGTGTTCTATCTTCTGTTAGATTATATTTTTTCTTTGTCATCGGCCTCTTCCTGTAACTCTCTTTTGTGGTTTATTTGGCATTGCTGGTATTTTTGTTTGTTGTTTCTGTGTGTTGTTAAATTGTTGTTTCTGTTGCTTTAGTTTTAATATTTCTTTAAGATCCATTTTATCCCTCACAAGCTAAACAAACTTCTTCGGTTGCTAATTGTTTCAAATCAATTTCTTGTATAACTTCTCTTTCAATTTTCTTGGCCACTTTATCAGCCTTGGCCAATTTTTCACTACGACAATAGTAAAGCGTTTTTAATTTTTGCTTCCAGGCCTGAAAATGAACTGCATGGAGATATTTTACATTAACATCTGGTCTAAAAAAGAGATTGATAGATTGCGCTTGGTCAATGTAACTTTGTCTGTTAGCTGCATGGTCCACCACCCATCTTTGGTCAATTTCCATAGAGGTCTTATACACATCTTTCTGCCACTCATCCAGAAAGTTGAGGTGTTGAACGGATCCATCATTTGCGATGATTGATGACCAAATCTCATTGTAGTCAAGGCTTTTGTCATTGTCGCATTTCTCCTGTATGATTTTGTCCAGATATTTGTTTTTGTTTAGATATGCACCACTTAATGTGTCTTGTCTATAAGCATTAGCCCGAAAAGGCTCAACAGAAGGGCTTGTATTACCCATGATGATGGATGAACTAGCATTAGGAGCAATAGCGAGCATATGACTAAAGCGTAGACCGGTACCTTTAGCATCAGGAGCTTCACCCCTTTGTTTACCAAGGTATATGTTTGCTTGATCCAAATAAGCTCTAATGTGTTTGAAGATTTTGTTGTTGGCTGATGTGGCCAAAGCAGATTCCCAAGCAATATTGTTACGCTGCAGGTAAGCATGGAACCCAAGAGCACCAATACCAATAGAACGCTCTCGCTCGGCACTATACTTTGCACGAGCAATAGCATCAGGAGCATTGTCAATAAAATACTGAAGCACATTATCAAGCATCTCGGCAACATCACGCAGAAATAATGGGTCAGATTTCCATTCATCGTAATACTCCAAATTAACTGAAGATAAACAACATACAGCTGTGCGCTCTTTATCTGTTGGTAAAATAATTTCACTACACAAATTAGATTGTTTAATTGATAAGCCTAATTTCTTTTGAAACTCTGGCATTGCTGCATTACTTGTATCAATGAAATGTAGATATGGTTCACCAGTCATCATGCGAATCTCAAGTATACGCTGCCACAATTCACGAGCCGAAACTGTATCACGCACCTCGCCGCTATGTGGGTCTTTTAGGTTCCATGTATCATCGGCTGCTGGGTCAAGCATACACTTTTCAACCAAGTGCATGAAATCATCGGTAATATTAATACCGTGATGTAGATTCAGACAACGCATATTCTGGTCGCCTGTTGGTTTTCTCATCTCCAAAAATATGAGAATGTCAGGATGGCTAATGTCAAGATAAGCAGCGTAAGAGCCACGCCGGGTGCGGCCCTGCCTGTAAGCCAAACTAGAAGCATCATAAGTGCGAAGATGAGGCATGACGCCAACAGATTTGTCGTCAGCCGAACGAATTCCAATACCAATTCCAACACCGCCTCCTAACATTGAGAGCCAATTAACTTCCGATAAACAATCAACCAGACCTTCCGCAGAATCATCCAAATACGGGAGAAAACAAGAAATGGGAAGACCACGCTTAGACCGACCAAAAGATAAAATGGGAGTAGAATAAGAAAGCCAATGTCTAGAGCTATACTCATAGAGCCTTTGCGAGTGTGCCAAATCCGTCCCAAAAGATTTAGATACATATGCGAACCTTTCTTGTGGAGAAGTTTCATCTTCTCTCATATAGCTTTCTTTTAATCGTTTTAAACCTAATTCATCAAATAAGGAATCACGAGAGAAATCAACGGTGATGCCGTGAACAATGTCTGACATTCAATACTCCAAATTGTTATTATTATTTTGTTACAAATTCATTCGCCATCGGAAATACTTTGGCGATTACTTCAGCACATTTCTGTGCAATTTGAATGTGTTCTTTCTGTGTGCCATTTGCTGAACGGAGTTGTATGTAGTGAATCCAACTACGCAAAGTTCCATTCATATACAAACGAGAAACAGTATTGCCTTCGGGCAGAACAGCCCTGGCCTGTTCCTTTGCTATACCTTTATTCACCGCCCATGTATATGTTTCTTTGGCAAGTGCAATAAGGATTTTTTGTTTGTGTAACCATTCATCATTAATAAGGGCATGACCCAAAGTGCCATTCAATGAAACACTATTCTGTCTATTTTTTGGATCTTGTAATCTAGCTTCTCTTGTTACAAATTCTAGTTCTTTTGTTGGGTCAGCATAACGCTGAGAAAACTCCTGGAAAGAAAATGAACGGTGACGAAGCATTTGTCTGGCGATATCTCTTGTGGTTGTAATTTCTAAACAAACATTGACAACTTCCAATGGTGACCAATGTTGATTCTTTATGAGGTAACGAATTAACTTCTCACTTGTGTCTGTGTTGTTTTGATTGCTTGGATTAGATACTCTAGCACAAAAAGCAACCAAATCTTGCATATTCATCACATCAATCTCAACATTGTCCATTTTGGCAAGATCAATTGCTTGCTGAGAATAACTAATCAATTTCACATTCATATTTTCTTCCACATATTAAACTTGATTTGCGCTTCAATACTTCTGAAGGAGTTACTACTTATAATTCTTTCTATCTCATCCACAGTTTTTCCAGCAATAATCATTTCATTTATGTCCTTGCCTTGTGTATTGCTTGGCCAAATTACGACATTATGACCCGATTTGATTGCATCTTGCATCATCTTTACGATTTCTTTATTGCGTGGTTCATTATCAAAAATTAATAACTTCTCATCTGCTGAAATTTCATCTGCTGCAATGGATAAATTAGCATCGCCACTAGCCACACAATTAGTAAGAAACATTGAATCAATAGGGCCTTCTAGTATTTTTACGATGCCATCCAATGAAACACGGTCCATACCGTAAATCAACTTATTCTCATTATCATTTGTGCGAATTGTAACATAGCGAAGTGTTTTGTCACTTGTTTCTAGCGCACGGCCTGACACAGCAATCAAATCATCATACTCATCATAAAAAGGTATGACAAGGCGAGCATCATCTACGATTTGCTTGCCATGGTTTGGCACCAATGCATCTACAAATTGTTTGTAGTGTTGTGTGAATAATAACTTACTGTAAAACTCTTTTGGTATTTGTCGCTTTGAAATATACTCTAAGCAATAATGTCCACTTGGTAGTTTGTCACACCATTCGGCGTGTTCAAATACTTTTGCTTTTTCAACTCGGCCAAATTTGGGTGGCTGTATGTTGAGGATTGTGTTCGCTGAATAGGAGTTATTGGATTCACCTGTCTTATACTTTTCCAGAGTGTATTCTCGGTATAGTGACGAATCAATATGCTTGAGGAAGTTACCAACATTTGCACCAACTCCACAGTTATGGCATTTATAGATGAGGTCATTACCTTTTGGAAAGATATAGCCTCGGGCCTTGGATTTATTCTTTTGACTATCGCCGCAATAGGGGCAGCTGAAGTTAAACAAATAACTATTCTTCTGCTTGAAGTTACGCAAGCGAGAAGATACTAGGCGGACATATTTTGTATCAATTGGGAGAGACATAATATAATCATAACATAAAACTCACAAAAAATCAATACTATTTGAATAGTGTGCCTAAAACACCTAAGTTGACATTACCGATAATCCAACCAACAGCAATTGCCGCACCAAGAATCATCCACTTATATTTGTCAATCTCTTTAAGTGTATTGCCAACCACATTATCATCCTTTTTGTGATGCATAAGGTCATTTCGGAGTGCGTCAATCCTAGCAGAAATATGCCTTTCTACTTGGTCAATTCTATCGTGTAAATCTTTGATATCTTCTTTCAATTCTGTTTCTACTTTTTCGTGTTGCTCATGTCTTTGCTCGTGCAAAGTAATCATTCTTAAAATGCTCGTGTTTACTTCCTGTAATTTTTCAATTGATTCAGAAAGTTTCGTGCAAAGACGGTCGGTCTGCTCAATATCTTTACCAAGCAGACCGACACTCATTTCAATATCGTGTATCTTTTGTTCTTCTGGATACATTATTTCTTTTCAGGAACTTTTGTGCCTTCTAGTTTCTTGTGAACTTTAATTTCTTTGCACTCCTGTACCGGCTTTCCGTCTTTACCTTTTACAACTTGGCCTTTGGCATCTACCTTATCTTTACAAACCTTTTTAATTTCAGCTTCGGCCATTGCTGATACTGAAAAAATTAAACCTGCAACGAAAATAAGTGTTTTCATTTTTGATCCTTTTTAGCGAATTTTTCTGATGCTGTAAATCCTAAACCTGCTACCACAATATACATCATAGCTTCAAACACATTTGGGTCAACTTTGTAATCCCAAATCATATCACCAATAAATCCTGCTGCACACAATAAAAACGCAGCAATTGTAACTGCACGCTTACTACTAATGCCATCATCCGTGCCGTCTGTAAAAAGAGAAAGTAATTTCATTAATGACCACCCATTACATGAAGTGCGTGTTCATAGTGTTTGATTCTATCTTCTAATCCAATATAACCACCGTTGATGCGGCGTGTAAGTTCTTTAATGTCGCCTGTATCGGCCCATTTATTAAGATTGTTTGTTTCCCAGAACCAGCAGGCCGATTGTGCAGCTCCTTCAAATGTAGCAAGATATTCAGGTACATCTTCAACAGGTGTTTCAATGCTCATTGCAAAGTTTTGATAATTGCTTTTACCTGTTAACTGAATGAGGCCACGACCGCAATATCTCCATCCATCACCACTTTCTTCAGGTCCATTTCCCATGCGACTTGCGTAAATACGATTGGCAATGGCCTCTTGTTTGTTTGGTCGTGATGCATAATCATTTGCTAATTCATCTGTTGGAAAATATTTTGGAAATAATTTACGCAACGATGCAGCACGGTAGTTTAAGTTTTCTTTCAATGCAGTAAAGCCACCAGATTCGTGAGCGCATTGTGCTATGAAAGCGGCGATTCTCTGTGGTGTATTGATATCATAATCTGGCAATAATTGAGCAAGGGCCCGATGCCAATGCTCAACATATGGGTTTTTAGGCAGTAATTGTTTGAGTTGGTCTAAAGTCAGTTCGGTCATCTCTTATCCTAACATAGAAGCGGCTGAAATTGCGGCACTAATAGCCGTATGGAGGTTTTCTTTATACTGCAATTCTTCGGCATTCATTGTAACTGATTTTTCTACCTCTAAACCTTCTAAAAGAGATTTGTATTCATCAGCTGCAATTTGGCCTTGTTCAAAGGCAAATTTGTATGCCTCAAAAGATTCTTGTATTTGTGCTAGATTGCTCATCTTGGTTTCTTTCCTATGACTTCTTGGGCCACTTTAGCAGAGCGGTTAATTTGGCCCAGCTTGAGCTTACAAAATGTTTCAGAGATTGTAGCGCCTTTTTCATACATTTCCTTTCCTTGCTTCGTTAGTTCTACCATGTTGGCAGTTAACTTTTGTGTTTCTGCATTACGAGGAATATATTGTGAAAAGTTACGAAGTTCTACCGCAGTCCAATAAAGACCTTCAAAGTTACCATATGATTTGTTTTGGTCTTTGCAATCACTCACGGATAATTCTGAAAGTGTATTAATTTTGTTTAACAATGCATACTCTACATTGTCATATCTTGCCATAAAATATGCATCAATTAATGCACAGCCCGACAATGTTGTAGTAAGTATAACAGCTGCAATTAGTTTTTTCATTTTACACTATCACTTATTTGTTTTTGTAATTTGTGCCATTCTATCCATGCATTTACTTTGTTTTTACACTCATGGTAGGTTGCATAGTTTGCCGTAACCACTTGTAAAATATCACTCATTTCTGCATTGTCTTTTACTTCTTTAAGTTCTGGGCAAACCACTTTCATCTCGGCTGGCGCATCAGGAAAACTCATTTTTACTGGTATTGATTTAAAACAACCAGTTAAAAATAACGGCAATAGTAGTATGGCGTATTTCATTTCAATTTAGCCGCATCATTGAGTATCTTTACAACTTCAGGTGCAACTTTACATTCTGCATTTACTTTGACCTGAACTTCTTTAATCTTTTCTTGTATTACAATTTGTTGTTGTTTTACAGAATTGTTTTTATCTGCAAGTGCCTGACCTAATTTGGTGTTTGCTTCTTGCGATTGTTTCTCTACAATCTTTACTTTTTCTTCAAATTTCTTTGCTTCTTCTATCCAAGATTTTGATGCAAACAAATAACCTTCTGCAAATACGGCAACAACAAGTAGTGGCATTGCAATTGCTTTTACAATCGCACCATAATTGCCAACTACGGGAATTCTTGCGACTATTGAACCAAAGAATGTACCAATGACACCTGCGATTAAGGCAGCGTGAACAATGTAACTAATCCAAGAATTCAATAACCATAATATCATTTAACTGGAGGCTTTCTAGCGAAAATAGCAAATGGCATTACTTTTTTTCTTTTCTTTAGATTTACGCCTGGTTCACCTTGTTTGCCAACGCCAAGACCTGCAATTTGGCCACCACCAACCGTATTGGCTGGTGAACCACCAACCATACTTACGCCATCTTCTTTTAGTTTTTTCATTTTAGATTTCTTAGCGCCTGTGCAATTGACATATCTACGGGTATCTCGGAAGAAATAATATCGTGCCCTTTAATTCCTCGCACTCTATCGGGCATACAACTCAAAAACAACAAATATGTTTTGAGTGCTGAATAATCATCTTTTGCCATTTTGAAGAACAACAATCGTGTTGATACTTCGGGACCAAAAACATTGCTGAGAACAACTAAATGATTAAGAACTAATTGCTCTCTTAATTCACCTAGCTTACGATATCGTTTAAATAACCTTTTGAGGTAATTAAATCGTTTCATATCTTCTCTAAACTCACTCATTATGCAATTTGGCTTATCATAGGCTTTTGCTGCATAAATCATTACATTATCATTATTCAAATCATCAAAAGACATTATTCTATTTCTTCGTTGTCCTCCTCACCATCCGCCATTAGTTCATCCATTCTTGCATCATCGCCTACTTCAGCAAAAAAATCATAACTACCTTCATCGGTGAGATAATATAAAATGTAAAGATTTGTTGATAGATTTGCTTGACCAAACTGCTCTATCTCAAAAACAATTTCATCTCCTTCAGGGTTAGCATCGTAAAGTGCTGGCATATCAAATCCAAACCTATGCAGCACTTTACGAATTGCCTGTATACCACCTTCAGGAGAGAGAAAAGGTTCATATAGTTCGTTTGTTAACCGATAGTTCATTTCCATACGGATTTTAGGGTTGTCAATAGCTGACGAAGCCTCACCCGTAGGTTCGTGTGCATCTATCGCTTGACCAGCTTCAATACTGGTCAATTCTTCAACAAACTGCTTAAATCGCATTAAGTACCAGCTGTATCTTTAAGTGTAGCATCGTCAGCTGCATCACCAGTCATGGATCCCATTGCTACAATAGTTTCAACTTGAATACGACCTGCACGACCTCCTGTGCCTTCTTTACGAATAACCCAACCAGCATGAGCTCCAGTATTTGCTTTAGTTGCAGTATTTGCTTGCTCCGAAGCATCAACACCAAAAACACCAATTGCTTGGCCAGCAACACCTAATGATGTGCTAATCGTAGCAAAAGTTGTATTTCCAAAAAGTTGTTGTGTATTTGCCGTTAGACCTACTCCGCCAGTAGGACCAAATTTTGGTGCATTATTGGCAGCGTCTAAATTTCCCCAAAGTGTCATTGTTTCTCTCCTAAAATATGAAATTTGATAGTGTATTTATGCCTGCACTCAATCTTATAATTTTGTAAGTGTAGTTGATAGCTCAGGGTCTTTCTGAAAGGCATCTTCAGAAGCCGTTTTTTTCTTTTTCATAACATCTTTGACGATTGCAGCCTTCTTTGATTCTTCTTTGATGGGCGCTTTCTTCATTTTTTCTACTTGTTTTTGCATGGCCATACGAGCAAGATGACGAGCAGTAGAATACGCTTTGCCATGTTTGCCTGCTATTACTTTATCTTTTGGCTTGGTACCGCCTTCAAAAGGAGGTTTTGTTTCCTCTGTTGAAAGACCTGCCTTATAAGATTTTTCATAATCTTTTTGCATAGCATCTTGTGATACTTTTCTTGTTGCTCTTTGTATACCTTTTTGAGTTTGTGGGCTGTGGTCTTTGTAACCTTTTGTATCGTATGTTTTGTGAAGGTAACTCATGGCAGTTTTAGCTGAGATTTCATCAATCTGCTCAACTTCTTCACTCACAGATTTCCAACCACCGCCTTTTGATTTGTACCATTTTGATGCCCAACCATTTGCGTAGGCTGATGGGTATACATCAAATTTGGAACGAGCAAGAGCTTTGGCCCGAGACCAGAGGCCAGGGTTTGTTGGTACATTCTTTTCATCTAGTTGCTCTACTTCTTCTTTTATTTTATTTTTAAGGTTGAGATAAGCATCATTATGTTTTACCGCCATGCTATTATGTTTATAAAACTCTGAATTTTCTTTATGATTGTTTTTTATGAAAGCTTTTGCAGCAAGATTTCCATAATGTTTTTCCATATGTTTATGGTAATTTAACATATCACCATTTTTCTTAAAAGTTTTTGCTTTTTCCAAGCCCTCATCAATTTGTTCTACTTCTTCATTCATTTCAGCTGTCATATAGTTTGCAACAGTTGAAATATAATCTTCTGCAAGAGTAACTTTATTTTGACACCATTCTGGCAAATTATCATCATCGTCAAGCATATCAATTAAACGATTTGCATTGGCAATAATTGAGCGTAAATCTGACTTTACCATTTCGCCTTCATAATCATATTCTCTTTTGTCATCTTTGGCTTCACTAAAACCTTTTTTCTTAAAGTTAGCAAATTGTTTATTGGTTGCTTTGACAACACCAGAGAACCGTTTGTTGCCTCGTTCAAAATTACCTGCTTTATCAGCTTTAGAAGCATCAGCTGCAGCTTTTTCTTTGTAACGATGTAAGAGCTCTGTTGATAACTCTGTAATGTTTTTGAGTTGTTTATAAGTTTTCATAGGTTCTTTATTTGGTTTATCTGTTAAAGTTGCTTGTGCTGATCCTGCCACTTGTTGTGGTCTATCACCTGCAAAATCTTCGTTCATTTCTTTTCGGCGTTGTGCATTACTTTTTACATTTGGCGCATCAGGATTTTTATATGGTGTTTTTCTCATTCCTTCTTTATCATAATTACCAGATTTCTTTTTAGCAATGGCCGTAGCAGCTGCAATTGCGGCTGCATTTGCTTCACCAATTGTTTTCAGTCGTGTATAGTAATCAGGCTTTTCATTTAAGTGATCTAGTGCAATTTCTGTTGCAGCCTGAATGTCTGAAGTATGCTCTTTTTCTACTTTAAGACCCATTTCTAGTTGTTTCTGTATTTGCTCTTCTGAAACACCATGCTTCTTTGCAATAGATTGTATAGACGGAGCATCTTGTGGTATCTCAACAGAATCTTGCACACAATTTGGTACCATGCGGTCACCTTTTTTCTTCATACCAATTTGCCGATAACCAGTCCAACACCGTTCATCTAATTTTGGTGTAGCAACAACTCTACTTAGCACATTCCGAGGAACGGTAGGTTTAAACCTACCTTTCTCTCGGTGTTGCTCGCTGAAAACTTCAGACAACTTTTTCATTTCAGGCTTTCTCTTTTGCGATGCGGGTTGCGGTAGCATACATTACATTTTTAGCACGCTCACCATAACGCTCTTTAAAACCAGGCATTTTCTTTTTCATTGATTTAACAACTTCTTCTTTTTTCTTTGCTTCTGGTTTTGTAAGTGAACGCTCTTCTAAATCAATCGTAGAAACTTTAATTTCATTTGCATCGGTCATATCAATAACCTGCACTTGATTATGGGTTTTAGATTGAGTTTCTTCAGGCATTTGCTTTACGCCTTGTGTAGAAGCTGCTGAAACAGATGGTTGTTTCTTTTTACCCATCATAGAAGCTTCTTGGTCTTTTAATTCTTTTGTAAACTGCTCATTGTCCGGTTCTTCAGCAATTACAGCAAGACCATGCTCTTTGTATGCAGCCATCATTTCAGAGAAAGTCATTGATTTTTCTTCTTCTTGCTCAACTTCTTCTTTATTATAACCTGGAACTTTTGGTACAACACCATATTTACCTATTTTTCCGGATCTAGCTTCTAATCTCCTAACAGCATCTCTTTTTCCAATAGATTGATTTTCATAAGAAGAACCAGATCCTTGGCGGCCGCCACCGCCACTTTCTACTTCTTTTGTCTTTTTTAAGTAAGATTTGAGTGTTTCATTAGAAAGCTCATCAATTTGTTCTACTTCTTCTTTCTTTACTTCTTTTTTAGCACGAAGAAGTTTGAAGTCGTGAGCATCAATCTTATTGTTTTTGTTGGCATCAATCTTGTGTTGATTGCCTTTCAGTCCTTCTTCTAACATCTTTGGTTCTTGTTTAGCAGATTCGCCAGCCAAAATTTTGGCAACGGCATCTGCAACATTACGAGTTTTTTGGTTGTCGAAATGCATAGTTTTCTCCTAAGTTTTTTTAATAAATTTCTCGCCATTGTAAGGCAGCAGCAACCGTTGCAACTGCTTGAGCGGCTGTTGTAATTGTTCTTACCACTACTACATATACTTCTGAATTTGATGAATCATAATTTTGCGTAATAAAATTCTTTTTTGCTTCAGAAATGCCTCCAGTATTTACTGGTGATAGTGCGTTTTGTGAAGCACCCGCAGGAACAAATCCGGCAAGAAGAATTTCTGCGTTTGCGGATGTGTAAGTATCAGCATTAACACTATATTCACAACCACTATCTGGATCGGCTGAAATCCAAACAATTGGACCGGTACTGTTTGCTAAATCTCCAGTATTAGGTAATTTTACAATCTTAAAAATAATACTGTTTGTTTCTGCATACATTGAGAGTGTATCTAATTTCACACTCAATCGGTTTGGATAAGTTTTAAATGTGTTCTTTAATCTTAATGCAACAAGAGGCAATTCTGTTGCGGCTGGTGATTGAGTTGTTCTTGCATTGTTAACAATTCCCCAATCAAGACCAGATTCATTGTAACCACCTTCTGAAATAACAGTAGCACAAATTTGACCCATAGAACCGCCAGAAGTTGTTCCAGTATTTCTTATTTCACAACGAACTGGTAAGTTTGGATTTGAAAGATAAACTGTATCCAATACATTTGAATTATAGTATTCGTGTGCTATAATAAACTCACCATCATGGACAAAACCAACACGAACACGGCCAACACCTAGCCATTGAAAGTCAATGTAAATTAATTGTGTTTTTGAAGTATCAATGTTGAAACCTGATGGGCCTGTACCGTCACAAGGGTCACGGTTCCATTGTGATTGTGGCACTCTACGCTTATAAGAACCAACATCTGTTTCTTCTGGTGTTCCATTTACAAAAGAACGAATTACAAAATTTAATGTTCCGTTATCTGTATTGTTTGAAGTGTTTGAACCAACTTGCTCAAAATAAATTCCATCACGGTCATCAAAGTATCCAGTTCTCTTTGTCACATTTTGTTGTGCGTACCCAAACACAACAGAAGAAAGAATAACTTGTGATTTGCCTGGTTGATAACTGTGATAAAATTTACTTTGGTGTACCGATACAGATGATGTGCTATTGTTTGTTGATAATGTGGCAGAAGCAGTATTTCCTGTAAACACAACTGAACCGCCATTTGCAGTAAAATCTATAAAATTTGGATCAATTCCATAAAGATGTTTGTAGTCGCCAAGTGTAAATGGTTCTGCAACACGCAAACGCCCAAAAGCATCACCAGTAGGGCCAGAAAATGCAGCATCCACAGGTAATCTATTTTCAGTTGACACAATATCACCATTGGCACCATTGGCCAAATACATGACCTCATAGATGTGCCTATTGGTATTTAAAAACTGATTTGTTTGTGTCGTAAATTGAGTCATATTATATTAGCAGTTCCACTTTCTTAGTGCTTTGTTGATGCGGCTATCTGGATCATTGGCAGTTTTTGCTGATGTTAAACGCTTTTTCATTCCACCCATACGAGCGCAGAATGATTTACGGCGATTGGCTGCCTTTGAACCAGGTTTTAATTTACTAGGTTTTGTAGTAACTGCCATAGAAAGTTTTGAACCTGGATTTTCACGGCGATATGATTCAATACCTTTACGATTCAAACCGCCAGATTCAGATTTACCCTCTTTGCGTTGCCATGCAGCAACTTCATCAAGTTCTACTTCTTCACCCATGTGCTTACCTTGAATGTCCTTGTAGTGACGAGCACCGGTTCTTTTACCTTCGTTATCCACTTCAGCATATTCGTAGGTCTTTTTGCCTGTTGCTGTATGTGTAGCAGTTTTACCTGTTGGATGCCACATATGACCTTTTTCACCAGGATAATCTTTTGGTTGTTCTTCTGTGATATAAGATTTAAATGATTTCATCCTATTGGCCTTTTTGCTTTAAATGTTTTAATGTTGATACCTTTTTGTTTCAATACATTATCATTAAAATCACTCATTGATGTAGCATCTTCACCGCCGGCACCAATTGCTTCTTCAAAAGGTTTTACATTTTGTTTTGTTTTTAATCCTTTGCGAGTTAGATTTTCGCCACTTTGACTCATAGACAAACCTGGTTCAATGCCTTTATCAATTGACTCTTTTACTTTTTCTTTTTGCCGTTGCCGGATTTTTGCGAGCGTGATTTTGGTTGACTTGTCGGCTTGGCTGCCGGCTTGGAGTTGGATGCCTTCGTCTTTGGCGTATTCGTTGGCGCTGGTGAGCTCGGCGTATCCTTCGGTGATAGGTCTACTGGCTTGCTCAGCGAGGCCTGTGTGACCGCTTCCATTGGATGTGGCTCGGAAGTTTTGAATAGATTTTTGATGAATTTTAACATTGTCATTCTCCTCATTTAATTTAATAACATAGCCATTTTTATATGGCATGACTGTACCATTAATCGTATGTGCTTCCTTTGCAGCTGCTCTACGAAGCATGAATGTTCTTACTTTGCCGGTTTTATCTTTAAGTAATTTAATTTCTTTCTTTTCTTCCTCAAAGTTATCGTAATCATGCTCATCAACTTTAGTGCCAAGTAACAATAGATTCATAGCACTTGAATCAGATAATGAATATGATTCTGATATTTTACCTTTGCCAAAATTAGAAACATTAATTGGTGGGCCTTTGCGCTCAGGATTTGGATCATGCCGGCGTTTGGCTGATACTGCTGCAGCTCTTTCTTTTTTACTTAACTTAGCTCGTTTTTCATTTGACATACATTTTGGTTTTGCTTCGCCTGGTTCACGAGCACATGGACCAATTGCTTCACCTTTTGCATTAATTCTTTTCCATCCGCCTTTTGGATGTTTTGGGTCAAACCATTGGCGTAAATCTTCAGCAAACACTTCTTCAAACTCTTCATCAACAGAAGCTTCTTCTTTAAATATTTTATCAAAATCAGAATCTTTTTTGTTTAATGGTTTTTCGGTTGAAGAAGTGTTCAATTGTTTAGATTCTTCTCTTTGAACTTCAACCAATTTGTCGTGTATTGACCGATACATTACTTTACCATTCTTTCCGTAGCGGCCAAAGCCGTAGTATTGTAAACCCATCTTACGAGCTTCTTCAGATGCCTGTGAACTTG